AAGATAACTGGCACGTCCAAAGATGTCGGGAAAAAAGCCCTCGCTGAAAGCGATTTTAAGCCCATTAAAGGACCTAAAAACTCACACCTTTACCCGTTATTTGAGGCGGTCATTTGTTTGATGCACCGCAAAACGGCACAGTCAGCCATTGAGCAGCGCAACCTTGCCGACGCTAAACTCAAAGAAGCGCAACGCTTAAAGATTGAAGGCGAGTGGAGACCGATAACGGAGTCACGACAATTAGCGGCTCGCATGGCAGCGATCACAACCGAGGTGATTGAAACCAGTGACCTGCCACTTTGGGAACAAAACAAACTTGTTGAGCAACTGAGAAGCGCGATGGCGCAAGGCATGGAGGTGAGTGATGAGTGAGGGGGAGGCATACCATGCTCAAGCACTTTTTGAAGCTTGGAGCTCAGCATTGAGGGCAACCCCTCGATTGCCTTTTGAGGAGTGGGCACAAACTCACATCAGGAACGGGGACGGAACGCCTTTCTATTTTAGACCGTATCAAGTGGCACCTGCGGCTGACTTGTTCAATCCAAAGATTGCAAGCGTTGCTTTACGTGCATACTCAGGAGCGGGCAAAACGTACCTTTTTAGTGTTGCTTACGCTTACGCTATCGAGCAGTTAAAGCTCAAGATTGGCAAAATGTTCCCTGCCGAAAACCTGTCAGCGGATTGGTTTTTTAAAAAGCTGATGCCAATCCTTAAGGAGACGCCCGTGGTGGCAAGCCTGCCAATGGTTAAGGATAATGTGCTTTTCAAAGCTTGGGAAAATGGTGCCGAGATCACAGGCGTTGGAGCAAACTCAGCGGGACGGATCAGGACCCTTGAGGTTGATGTGGCGGATGCTGATGAGATTGATGCCATTACGTCAGAAATCAGAGATGAGGGTGACAAGCTGCAAATGTTTTTAAGACGGACAAGGGGACGCAAACGTCAACACCATTGGCTTGCCTCTTATCCCTCAATCGTTGGTGGCTCTAAAATTGACGCAGCGATTGACCAGTCTGATGGATGCGCTTGGTTTTATGATTGTCCAAAATGTAACGAGCCTCAAAGCTTTCACCCTAAAGATATTGTTTGGAAACAAGACAAAGCTCATGAGGCTCAAGTTGAATGTCCTGAGTGCGCCAAAACTTTCACCGACAAAGAGCGCAAAGAATCAGTCTTGGAAACAGGGCACTTTCGGGACCGTGACAATCAGATCATTGTGCCTGGAGAACTGCCCTCAGAGCAATACGGTGGGCGCAGAGGGTACCACATCAATTGCATGGCTCACGTTGGTGAGCACGCTGACAAGTTTGTGAGCTATTTGCATGAGGTGGTTGCCTCAGCCGAACAAGCTGACAGGTCAGAAAATCCAAAGAAAGCCAGACGGGTTTTGATAAACACCCTTTGGGCTGAATCTTATGAAGAGGAGTATGAGGAGAAAGCTGACCCTGAGGGGCTGATGGCTGACCGTGACGATTATGATCCTGCGGGCTTACTGCCTGAGGAAATAACAAGGATATGGGCGGGGGCTGATGTAAACGGCAAATTCATTGCGGTCTTTGTTATGGGATCAGGACCGTCAGGCTTTTACGGTTTAAATTATACCGAAATACAAGGGCGATGGGACTCGCCACAAACTTGGAAAGCCCTCGATCAGATCAGGAGACGCAAGTGGAAGCACCCAAATGGCGCAAGCTTAGGCATTAGAAGGCTTTTTATAGACAGCCGATTCCAAAAAAACACCGTTCAAAGTTGGACCAAACCACGACAGCCACAAGTTTTGGCGGTCATGGGAAGCTCTGCCGTTGGTGCGCCTGCCCTTGGTAGCAAACGAAAAGACGCAAGCACAGGCGCGAACGTAATGACTTTGGGCGTCGATGAGTTAAAAGATCAGGTTTATGACATCATTGACAAAGATACTGACACCCCATTCTCTGCCTTTTTTACTGATGCCGTTGAGGACGGGGTTGAAATGTTTGGAGGTGAATTTTTTGACGGCTTACTTGCAGAGGAACGCGACACCAAAAGGGCAAGGGATGGCAGAGTGGTCACAACGTTCGTGCATACTGAGGGCGCACCAAGAAACGAACCGCTTGACTGTTTTGCTTATGCACTGGCTGCCTTTAAGTCAGACAAACGCACTGAGGAAGCGGCAAAAAAAGCCCTTGATGGACTTGCAAATGGTCAAGTTGATCCAGAGCAACCGCGTCCTGTTCGACAATATCAACCCACTAGAGGCATCGGGAGGCAAGGCGGTTGGCTATGATGCCTTTTACAAGAGAGCAACGACTAGTCTTTGAGATGCTTAAGGCGTCGGCTGTTATCATTAACCACGCCAAAAAAAATAAACTTTTAAATGATGACTTATTTTTGACCACTTGGGCAGATCCAAACAACAGGGGTGAGCTTGGTGGTTTTCAGTCTGGTGTAATTTTGACAACCTACGACTTGATTGCAGAGGTTACTTTTTGGAGATCATCGAGTGCAGAGTGGTGCCTTGAGTTTTTAGGCTTTGAGATGATCACACCGTGGGAATTTTTGCAAAAACTTTTAGAAAACATAAACAAAACAAAACCACAAAAAGCAAAATGATGCCCTCCCTATCAAATTTTAAGGAATTGATGCAAATTTTAATTTGAATGGCTATTGAAACAAAAACGAACGTCCCGCCAAAGTTTCGGGCAGGAGACACCACAAAATGGACGGTCACATATGCCGATTATCCTGCATCAACTTGGTCACTCATTTATTATTTTAAAAGACCCTCAGAGCCAACCGTTGAGTTGCGTGCAACAGCAAGCGGTGATGATTTTGCTGTCACGATAAGCGCACAAGACTCAACACAATTTAAGCCTGGACGTTGGCAATGGCACGCAAGGGCAGAAAAACAAAGTGAGGGCGCAATTGTTGCAGAGAGTGGCACCGTTGACGTCTTGCCAGACCCGTCAGCGATGGACATTAAAGACAGCTTTGCCGTCAAAGCCTTGGCTTTGGTTGAGGCAAGTCTTGCGGGTGACCTTGTAACGGCTCAAGAAAGCATTTCAATTGCAGGCGTTGACATCACAAAAATGGGCATCAGTGAGAGGTTTGATTTAAGGGATAGACTTAAGGCAGAGGTCTCAAGGGAAAGAACTAGGGCAATATTAAAAGAGGGGTCCGATATGCCAGGGCGCTCAGGTTACCAAGTAAGATTTAAAAATGGTTAATCCACTTAAAGTAATTAAAAAGGCGTTCAAAGGTAGAAAAGGCGCAAGAGGGTATAATGATCTGCACGCTGCACGCTTGTTGTCTGACTGGATCATGTCAACAGATGACGCCAATGATCGACTCACACAACACCTTGGTCATTTGCGTAAAATGTGCCGAGACCTTGCAGAGACTAACAAATATACAGGCAGATACTTGGACTTGAGAGTCATGAATGTCGTTGGACCCAATGGCTTTCAATTGCAAAGCCGTGCAACTGACAGAAATGGCAACAAAGACCAATATGCTCGAAACGTCATTGAATCAAAGTGGCGCGAGTGGAAGCTTCCCGAATTTTGCACTGTCTCAGGAGATATGCACGGCAATGATGAGGACCGTCTGCATGAGCGCACGCTTGCCGTTGATGGTGAGGTCTTTGTTTTAGTTTACCCAGGGTTTGATAATGAGCACCGCTTTGCCATTAGGACCATTTCAACTGACTTTGTTGATCACGAATATAACCTAAAAAAATTGCCGAACGGCAACAGGGTGGTGATGGGCAAAGAGTTGACGCCTCAAGGTCAGTGTGTTGCCATCTGGCTGACGGGCGAGCAGGATGGGGCTTTGATTAAGCCACACCAAGGGGGCAAACGGTCCCGAATACCGTGCCTCAATCAGTACATGAAGAGCGGTGGCGTTGGTGCACCGTCAAAGTCTGGTTACATCCTGCACCATTTTGCAAAAAAACGACCTGAGCAACAGCGTGGGGTGAGTGATTTAGTTTATGCCCTTGAAAGTTTAAGACATTTAGAGCGGACCGAGGAGGCTCATCACATGGCTGCACGCTTGGCATCATGTGCCGTGTTTCAGCGGGTTGATGACAATGCTGATGATTGGGACTATGAGGAAAGTGAAAGGTTTGCGGATCAGATGCAAGTCACGCCTGGATTTGTGTTACGCTCAGGACTTGGCAGAAAGTGGGAAATCTTACAGCCACAATTTCCAAACACGGCACTGCCTGATCATGCTAAGCAAACTTTACAGGGTGCAGGCGCAAGCCTTGGTATTTCTTATAATGCTTTTAGTGGTGACCTTGAGGGGACAAGCTACTCAAGCGGACGCCTTGGCTCATTAACAGAGCGAGATTGTTGGAAGACCAAACAGAATGAAGCCATCAACGGCAGAATCAGACCGATATTCAACGCATGGCTAAGGACTCAACTGGCTTATAACATCCTTGGAGGCTTGGCTTTTGAGGAGGAGAAAAAATACCAAGCTGCACACATACAAGCCAGACGTTGGGACCACATTGATCCACTTAAGGATAGCGCAGGCAGAAAGTCAGACTTGCAAGCCAGATTGACCTCACCGCAGCGAGTTATTGCTGAGCGTGGTGATGACATCGAGGAGGTGCTTAATGAATGGGCAGAATATGAGGCATTAGTTGAAAGCAAAGGACTCATTGCTACAGATTTCCGATCAAGTGAATTGGAAGCCTCCCTATCCAAAGAAGAGGATGAGGAGGATATTGAGGAGAAATATTTTTACGACAAAGACAAAAAGAAAAAGAAAAAGAAAAAATCTTGAAGCCTGAGACTGAAATAAGAGTGGACAATGTTCCGCAGTTTATTCGAGACAACGCAAGGCGTGGTCTGGACCTGCTTGAATTTGCAGGTGATGGCTTAACAGAAAAAACAAAACGGGAAGCGAGGAACATGGCAAGGGGGCAGGTCAGTGATGACAAAGCGGTTAGGATGGGCGCGTGGTTTGAGAGGCATGAAAGCGATTTAAAAAGCCCAGACGCCAATGCTTACGTAAGTGGCGAGTCAAACCGACCAACTGCGGGGCAAGTGGCTTGGCTGTTATGGGGCGGAGATTTAGACAAAACAAACAGATTAAGAGCCATGAAATGGGCTCAAAGACAAAACAACACTGAAGAAAAAAACATGAAGCCATTTGATGACGGTGAAAAAATTGGGGTTCAATATCGATCTCTTGAAATTAGAGAGGACTCCATCAACGACGAGGACCGTTCTGTCTCTCTATCATTTTCTAGTGAGGAGCCTGGCGAACGACTAAGGGGTCTTGAAATATTAGACCATGACAAGAGCGCAGCGAGGATGGAGCGCATTAACACAGGTGCACCACTGTTGTGGAATCATGACCCAAACGACCAGATTGGTGTCGTTGATAAGGCTTATATCGGAGACGATAAGCGTGGTCATGCTGTTGTCAGATTTGGCAAAGGGCAAAGAGCTCAAGAATTTTTCCAAGACGTAAAAGACGGCATCAGAAAGCTTGTCAGTTTTGGATACAGGATTCACAGGGTAACTGATACAGAAGCGAACAGCGAGGGGGTAAACTCGTATCGCGTCACTGATTGGGAACCTTTTGAAATCAGTCTCGTTTCAATTCCGATGGATATGACCGTCGGGGTGGGGCGTGCCAGTAGCGACTCGATGAACGTGGTGAGAGTCCAAGACGCTGAACCATCCACACCAGAAAAAACAATTAATCAGGAGAACATTAAAAATATGTCTGATATAAATGATAAGGTGAGCGAGACTGAAACCCGCAACGTGGCGGAGTCAGTACCGCAAGCTTATGTCCCAAATAATGAGGACAAGGCACGTTTTAGACGTGACGAAATGAAAAGGCAAAGCGGAATCAGATCCCTTGGGGAAAAATTTGGCTTTGGAGAAGATGCAGAGAGAGCAATCGAGGAAGGAACTGACCTTGAAACTTTTAGAAGATCAGTGACAGAATCTTGGGAGGCTCCAAGTGCTGCAATTAATCACGACGGACTCAATGAGGCTGTTGGAATGAATGAGAAAGAGCTTAGACAGTTTTCTGTTGTTAAAGCAATCCGTGACATCAAAAGCGGCAAAGGTCTTGAGGGACTTGAGCGTGAGGTGTCTGAGCAGGCTGCTCGTAATGCAGGCTTAACACTTGGAAACAACGAGCTTTACATTCCTGCCGAATTTGGTCAAAGAGCTTTACAATCTGAAACTGATTCAGAGGGTGGATTCACTGTTGAGACTCAAGTCGGTGACTTAATTGAAAAGCTTGACGCTGCTTTAATTACTAGCCAACTCGGTGCTACAATCCTCACAGGCTTGTCTGGAAATGTTGCCTTGCCTGCATTGACAGGAGGAGCAACTGCCGCTTGGACTGGTGAAGAGGGTCAGGTTTCACCAACAGACCAAACCTTTGCACAAGTCAGCTTGTCACCTAAAAGGCTTGCAGTTAGAACAATCTACTCAGACCAGTTGGTTGCTCAAAGCTCATTAAGCATTGAGAACACTGTCAGAGATGACTTGATCAAGCGTGAGGCATTAGCTGTTGACCTTGCTGCACTCGATGGAACAGGTTCAAGCAATCAGCCTCAGGGCGTTGCTCGTAAGTCTGGCATTGGTTCAGTTACCTTTGGAGGTGCTCCAACTTTTGCCAAGTATGTTGATCTTTGGAAAGAGGTTGCAGCTGATAGCGCACCGCAAGACAATCTTGCATTTGTGACATCTGCCGCAGCAATTGCTAAAGGATTAAGCACAACAAAAGACTCAGGCAGTGGTCAGTTTATCATGAATGAGTCACCAAACGGTGGTTTTTCAATTCTTGGAATCCCTGTTGTTATGTTTAACCAAGCGTTTGGAGTTGCTGACAGAGTTCTGTACGGAGCGTTTTCTGAGCTTATCATTGCTCAGTTTAGTGCCCGTAAGCTCACAGTGGACCCTTACAGCCGTGCTGATTATGGTCAGGTTGCAGTAACATCAAACTGCTTCTATGACATGAATGTGAGACATGAGCAAAGCTTTGCAGCTTCCTCAGACTCAGCCGCACAGTAACCTTAAAAGCGGGACCCTTACATTGTAGGGGTCCTGCATTACTTATTAATTGTCATGGACGTTATTATTTTAAGAGATACTTACATAAAAGGTGAGCCAGTTAGTCCATCAAACAAAGCAATCAGCGTTGATGATGCTGATGGCAGAGCTTTGATTAGAGCTAACAAAGCAATCCTTGCAGAAAGTAAGCCAAAAAAGAAAGCCGCGAAAAAAGATTAATTAATGTCTGTAATCAGTGACGTTGAGGCAGGCTTTGAAATTCTTGCAAGTTTGCACACCCAAGGGGCAAAGGTTACCATTGGCGAGCGTCCTCCTGTACCTTGTATTATTCCAGACGGAATTGAAAGGCAAGGCGAGGAAAGACCTGGCAGGTACCGCAACACGGTCACGATTTCAATCGCAGTTTTAAAAAAAGACATTGGCACCTCGCCCCATGCGGGTGAGCGTGCTGTTGTCGACTTTAATGGTGAACAGTTTCAAATGATTGTCAGCCCTGACGTCGATGTCCAAGAACAAGGCGGGGCAATCTATGCAATGACACTCGTCTCAGGATAAAATGGATTTTTGTAAACTATGGGAGAAAAGGCTTCTCGATATTGCTGAGCCATTTTTAGATCCCAAACCTGCACTCATTGAGGGCTCTGGACTTGCAGAGTTTGCCGACGGGTCAACGCTTGCCGTGGTCGTAAACCCAGGGGCGGAGTTTCCTCCGCACTCTGGTTTCATGGAGTGTGAGTTGGTCATTGAATACGATTATGAGAAAGCTCAAGACCCTGATGTGGTGAGTGAGGTTTGGGGTCAAATTCTTGAGGCATTTGGAGACGGTAAAAATGGCGATGAGCCACTAAGGACCAGACTCGCCTCAGGTGATTTGGTCATCCCCTCAGGCATTGATTCGGTCCAATATGAAAGGGGTTGGATCAACGATATTGGCAGCGGAATCAATCAATTTTTTATCACTGCTTACCTTGGAATTACAAAACCAACCTAGTCCCCTATCTTTATTTTTACACTTAAACTAATATATTATTATGCCATCACCAAGTTACGTAGGGACAACATTAGGCGCAGACGTTTCAGTCGGGGCAGGAGCCGACGAGACAGGAATCCTTTTGTCAGATTTAAGCTATGACCTTGAAAATCCACAGGTTGATTTTCTGGACCGTTTTGGTGGCGTCGTTGGATACGCAACCAATCACCAAGCTGCAATTAACATGAGTTTATCAGGGCAAGTGTCTGCTAAGAGTTCAGGGGTCAATGTTTTGACATTCACCGCATCGTGTGAATTAGCAAACAAAGAATTTTTTGCCTCAGCAAATAGCGAATACAATGCAATAGATTTCGCAAGTGCTGACACCAGACTGGTCAGCGTATCAGGCAGCCAACCACAAGGCGGAGCTAGAACTGTCGACATTACGCTCAACAGACCGCTTGGCTTAGTCATCAGCTAAACACAAAACAACCCGCCACGGGGGAGCCGTGAAGAATCATGAAGAATAAAAAAGCAAATCTTGCCGTACCCACTGAACTGGCTCACGGCTTTTGTGAATCGCAAAACACTGAAGAGGTTGCGGTTTGTCGTGCCCTTGGCGTTGAATTAGTGGCAGGAGCAGAGTGCCGCAAAACCTACACCAAGCACAACCCTTACAATTCGGGACGTCCTGAGGTCATTTTCAATTTAAACGCAGCCTCATCCACTTGGGAAACTAAACCACAAGGCGCAACGGGTAACTCTCAACCTTTAGAAACCAAAGACATCCGTCAAGCTTATCATTCAGACGGGTCTCCTGCCAAAGAGCTCGATGATTTAATCAGTCAGATTGACAACAAAGAGCTCAAGCAACAAATCAAAAACGCTTTACCGCTTGCCTATGCCTGTTATGGCAGGGCGTTCATGCAAGCCAAGCGTGACTGTATGGGGTACTTAAAGGGTGCGCCTGATTTCATTCGAGGCGTCAACCGCAATGGTAAGCCTTACAATATAAACCGCAAAGCCAGAGAATTTGCCAAGCGCATGAATATACAATGATTGAGACAATTGAAGAAAAAGCAAACACCGCATTTGAGCGGTCCGAAAATTATCAGTTTTTAGGTGAGCCAATTACTTGGTCATATCGTCACGAATGGCTTTGGGTTGAAATATCGAGGGCGTCAGGCTTTGAAAATGAAAAGGATGCGCTTTTGATGATGTGGCTTGGAGGTTTGCATGATCCTAAAGACTTAAAAGCAATCAAATACAAGCACAGAAAAGACCCTCACATAGTCATTGATGAGTTTGAGGATTATTGTGAGCAATTCAGAATAAATGGCAATGAGGTTGAGGAGGCTATCATGGTGTGTCAGGAGATTTTGACCGACATCGATGCAAGCACCAACGAGATTGAACCCAATTCTGACGTTGAAAAGGAGGCAGCAAAATCGCCAAAAAAGTGAGTGGAGAGGCTGCTTATATTTGTCACATCCATGCAGCCACAGGCTTAAGCCCTGAGGATATCATTTATAAATTACCTTATAGCCAAGGGCTACAAATCTTAGCCTTAAAACTGTACTCACTAGGCAATGAGTTCATGGGTCCAAGGCTTGAGGCAGATGAAACCTTTGACGCCATTGCAGGATATGCATAACAGAATTAACGGATATTTATACCCACGGCAAAAAGTCATTTATGTTGATGTTGATGACACGCTAATCATTGACAAAAAGGTCAACACTGAGCTTATCAAATGGCTGATCAAAAAGCACGTTGATGATTACGAGATCAATGTGTGGTCAATGGCAGGTAAAAAACACGCAGAGCGTGCCGTTGAAAGGTGTGGCATTGCTTTAATTGTAAGCAACACCCTATCAAAACCTGGGTATATAGTGGATGATATGGGATGGAATTGGATACAATACACCAAAGCCATTGAACCATGAGAGCACCATCACAGTTTTTAGAAATTGCAGGAAACTTTAAAACGTTTCAGCAAGTCATGGAAAGATATGGGGAAGCCAGAAAAATGGCTTATCCTGAGGTGATAACTAGAGCGGCATATCAAGCAAATAGAAAAGCCATGTCAAAAGAGGCTCAAGGTGGTGTCAAACGTCCAAACTTAACAAAAGACAAGTACCTTAGAAACGCCACTGATCCGAGTAAGTACAAAAAACTAGACAGTGGTAAATATTCCAAATCCAACGAACCAAGACGGCTTTGGTTTGCCTTGGCTGCCAAACAAGGTGCAAAAAAAGGCAAGCCATTCCCAACGGTTAAAGTTGGACCAAATGATGACAAAGTTACCAAAGTTGGAACAACGATTAAAAATATAAGTAATAATAAAAAATATTTAACTAAGGCAGCGGCAACAATCAGAAACCGCAGAAGATCAAGGGCAGGCGCAATGGCTGCGGGATTTTTACAGTCAGCAAGGCGAACAGCTTACAAAAAAATAAAAGGACCGAGAAACATTCAACCCGTTGCAGGAGGCTCAGCAAGTAAGTCGTTATTTCATGCCCCAACAAAAAACAATCTAAAGGCTTTTAGTATTAACAAAGTTTTAGGTGATTACAAAATTGGCAAGGATGCCATGCTCAGAGCCATGACTTTTGTGATGGCAGATATGAAAAAATTTGCAGAAGAAAAATTGAACAAGCTTGGCAATGAAGCAGCAAGACAAAGCAAAGGAGGGCGCAGCTAATGGCAACACGTAAAGGCGTTGAGCTAAGGACTGACTTTACTGGCTCAGATAAAAATTTTAAACCTGTCCTTGATCGCACTAGGCGGGGCGTTCGTAAGCTAGGCACAGAAGCCCGCAAAGCAGGCACAGATGGTGCGAAGGGTTTAGAAAAGCTTAAGAGGAAGCTTACTGACATCAAAGGCAAAGCGGGCGCAGCAGCAGCAGCGGTGGCAACCGTTAGCGGTGCCGTATTGGTTCAAAGGACTAGAGACGAGGAAAAAAGAGACATTCTTTTAAACTCTCAGATTGCTGACATGGGTGTTGAGAGATTTCAACGCTTAGCCAATGTCATGAAAGGCTTTAGAATTGAGGCAGATGAAACGGCTGACATTATGAAAGAGCTTGGCAAGGTCACAGGTGAAGCACTCAAAGAGCCTGACAGCACAAAAGCCAACGCATTTAAAATGCTGCACTTAGACATTCAGAAATTTAAGGACCTTAAGCCTATTGAACAATTACAACAACTTAGTCAAAGCTTTGAAAAAATCAGGCAAGAAGAGGACGGAAAAAGAAAAGTTGATTTTGCAATGGATGAGCTGATCAGCGACATGGGGACTAAGTTGGTGCCACTGTTTAAATTAAAGCCTGAGGAATTTGCTAGTCGTTTAGTCAAAGCGGGTGAAGGAAATAAAATACTTAGTGAAGACTTTGTTAGGGCAGGAGCTAAAAGATTTACAGAAAGAGAGGCAGCAGTACCAGGTACATTGGGATTAGTAAATAAAAGAACTTTTACAAACCCTTTTTCCAGAATGTTTCAGAGTTTAAAAAATGAGCAATTTAGGACATTACAAAACAGTGCTTTTGATCCGTCAATTAACTTTGATCCAGATGCAGAAAAAAAAGCCAAAGAGGTTGAGAAAGAAGGAGAAAAATTTGAAAAGCTTTTAAATAGAATTAACAAACCAAATTCGCCTTTAACTCTTTTAGGTATGACAGTCAACGGGGTTTCAATGCGACCCATTGACAGGCTTTTAATGATACAAAAAAAAGAGCTTCAAGAATTGCAAAAAGGCAACAACATCAACCAACAACACTTTGAATTAATGGTAGATAAACTATGAGCGCACCGAATTATGTAGGAGATACGGACTGGAAACGGCAAGCAGGTGGATCATTTGGATTTACAAAGGACGGGTTGCAGTTCCGTGAATTAGTTTATCGAGGGCGTCTTGATTCTGCGGAGTCATTTATTGCCCAATTTCCAAAAGGTTCATCAAGCCCGTTGGCAGGTGAGGGGCATTTGAACCTTGTTAGTGCGCCAGTCGTTAGAGATGAAAATGGCGTTAGTGGAAGCGCAACCCTTAGATTTGAGGGGGTCAGTGGTGTCAATAATCCTGATGAGGGTGATGAGACTATCCAGTGGTTTAATGAAATTAAAGAGGTTGTTTTGCAGCCGTCGGTTGACCCAAAAAGCACAGCAAAATATTCATATATTTCACCTCAAGCTGTTATTAATTATAAAGACACAAAAAGACGCGACATTTTACCTGAGAATAAAAGATTTCGTTATGCTGATATATTTGGCACAAGTTTCAACAATCCAGAAAGCACCTATTTCAAGATCACTTTGCCTCAGTATTTGGTTGAGGCAACTGATGAAGATAGCAAATTTGATGCTCCTCAAATAATTAGAGAAAACAAAAACGCAAAGCTTTGGAACGTCAGAAAAATATCAGGCTTTCAAAGCATCACACTTGATGCCAGTGGTGTGTATTCTCACATAGAACAACACTTTTTAGTTCTTGAACCGACTAAACAAAATTAATTAATGATCCAACTCCCATCAGACGAGGACATCCCTTTTAAAAAAATCAGAAATAAATTTTCTGAGCTTTTTGCGTATTTAAAAAGGGTCAGACCTATCGAGGGCGGTTTAATTGAAATGACGCCCAATGGCTTCAAGGTCAACCGCCCACTTGAAAGGCGTTTTTATCCTCAATTTGCTCCGACTGTAGTCAGGGCATTTGACGAGGCAGGTGGCGCAGATGCCTCAGGCACAAAGTTATTTATTCGCACAGGTTACGTTTTTGGTCCTTGGGATTATGACGGCTCTGATTCGGATCGTTTAAATGCACTTAATCAATTCCCTTTTGAGCCAAAGATTGGGACCACACTTTTAAGTGATGACACACCACCAAGCTTGACCCTTGAACCTGGATATACCAATTTCGTGCTTTTAAAAATTGAATGGGGTGAGCGCACTGACATTATTGGCAAATCTTCAACTGGTGGCACATATCGAATATTTCCAACCCTCAACGCTGACGTCACTGTTGACGGGACTGATTACACTGTAAACTCAACAGATACCTCACTTTATGGCAACGGGGTCAAGCTTAGCATTTCCGAGGTTAATTATTATGTAAAAAGCGTCACCATTGTCTCACAAACAAATGAGGATATGCCACGCGAAAACGGTGCTTTCACTTACATTTTAATGGGTCATTTTACCCTTGATAATTTTGGTGCGGTTTCAGATCAAGGTTGGTTTTTAGAGGGACCTGTTTGGGCTCACAAACATCCAAGGGTTGTGGATTCAACGACTGGCTCAACTGACAGAACTGAACCGCCTGCGCCTATTAATCCCGCAGATTTAACTTTGAGCAACCTCCACGATATACCTGGATATGTCGAGACTGGTTAATCATGTTGATTCATTAATATGGGTCAAAGCGGAAATCCTTTGGAGGTTGGCAGATCGTCCAAGGGTCTTGCCTGATGCGGAAACGACTGAATCAATTAGGCTTGACGGTTGGCTTCAAAAACACCCCGCCACCATGTTAGTCAGCACCAACTCAGTTCCTCACATACACGGACACCATCGGCTTGCACTTTTAGCGGCTGACGGTCAACTTGATAAGCGGGTCCCGTGCATTTTAAGAATGTGCCACTATGAGCCTCCCCTATCGGATTTTCTCAAAACATTGTAATTTATTTTAATGCCTGTCAATTACGTCAATTTTGTGGGAGAAACCTCTTTTGATGGGGCTTCGTTTGTTGCTGATAATAAAGTTTATTTGAGGTCATCCGCTGCCGCTGATGATGAGGATTTTGTCATTGCAGGCTTAAAAAATAGCGACTCAAGTGCTGTTTCTGAAACGCTGACAAGTGCCACAAATGCGGGCAAAATTGAAAGGCTAAACACCGACTCACTTAAGGAGTTTCATTACTTTTCAAATAGAAGCTCAGGCACAGAAACCGCACTCGGTGGGACTGTACAAATTCGACTCAACAATGGCACGGCTGCCTCTGGTACTATAACAATTTTATCACAGCCCGCTGACGGTGACACTTTGGTCATTGGTCCAACAGGATTCACAAAAACATTTACTTTTGAGACGTCAACAATCAACGCAAATGGGCACGTCTACAGTGAAAGTGATTTGTCAAAAGTGGCTTCCAATTTAGCCAGTGCAATCAATGACAGTTCAACAGGCACACCGACCGCAGGCGAGGGCTCTGGTGGGACTTATGGATGGTATAACAGTGATGGAGCAAACCCTTATTTAACGGCAACCGTGTCGGGGACAACCGTCACGGTCACTGACAAAATCAATTGCGCTCGTTCAGTAGGTTGGACCACCACAGCAAGTGATGCGAGTAAGGTTTCAGTTTCAGCCATTAGAGGAGGCATTGACGGCACTTTAATTGGATCTATAAGCGCAGGACTTAAAAGCGCATCAACCTCAGCCACCGAGGGCATTACCTTGCAGAGTGAAGCACAAACAGCCAACACTTTGCCAGGTGGATTTACAGGCACAAGCATTGGAGTTGCAACGCGTGGCAAGTTTGTGGTCGACATTAGAACAGGAACACCAAACGGGGCAGTCAATGCAACGATTCAAGTCAGCAATGACAACGTGAATTTTCGCAACGTACCAACGACAACCATCACCAACCTTGCCAGTGATCAGGATCAGCAACTTGTCGGTGATGATCTTTTTGCTGAGTATGCCCGCCTAAACATTACAAGCAACGCAGCCACAAGCGGAACTGTTGCAAACATAGCATTTATTTCCCAAGGATAACATGAGATTAATTTATAATTCAGACGCTCAAAGGCTTCAGAAAAATTTCGATGACAAGACACCTGTCACGGTGTCTGAGCTTTTTAGGAGTGAACGCACTGCAAGCGTCCCTATTGAATTGTTTTTGGTCGACAATGATGGAGGCTATGCAACCCCAGGGTCATCAGATTATGAGGTCCTAATTGGTCGACAAGCTCAAGCGGTCACGACTGGCAAGCTAACGCTGACTTTTACAGGAACCACCGAGGAGATTGACCTATCAAAACCAAAGCTTGCGACACGTATCGAGGCGGCACTTAATGCCGTCAGTGAGGTCAATGCAGCGGGTGGCGTTGACGTGGTTGAATTAAAAAACGGCAGAGCTTTCCAAATCACATTTAGATCCGTTGGATCAAGGGCAGCCATTACCGCAGGCGTTAAGGACTCGATGCAACCCGCTTCTGTTTTAATTTCAGAGGTAACGGCAGGCACAGGATCAACCCGTGAGGTCCAACTTTTAACACTTGAGGAGGCAAGTCTTGCCGAGGTTTCAACCAGTGGATGGTCTGCAAACTCAAACCCTGCCTTGACAATCACGACCTTAGTGGAAGGCACTGCCAACACTAGGGAGGTCGTTCAATTATCAGTCAGCAATGACCCCGCACCTGGGAGCTTTTTCGTTGTTTCAAACTCGGAACCAATTTCGACAGAGGCAACAGCCGCACAGGTCAAAACAATTTTAAACTCTGCCCTTTCTAACGACATTGGAAGCGTTAAAAAAACAGGTGAACGCATTTGGCAAATTACTTATAAAACTAACGGAGACAAGACTGCACTGAGTGCAGGGACTCACAACCTAGTCAAACGCCCGTCAGTTAATGCAACCTTGAGCCTTAACACAACCGCCTTGGCTTATGCTGCCAATTCTGACGGCTCTGACTTATCCGTGGGCTTTACTCTTAAGAAAAGCAACGAGGTCCTTTTGAGTGAAAACGTTGACCTTGCTGAGCCATTTGCCGAGGTCATTGGGTCAAGTGCCATGCTTAACAATGATTCACTTGGTGCCTTGTTTACCATTGCAGGTGATGACGTCAACAAAGGGACCGCCATCAGCTTGTCAGGTGGCTTGACTTACTCATCTGACACCCTTGCCGCTCCATTTTTGCCCTTGGCAGGTGGGACGATGACGGGAAATATTTTACTTGGCAATGATGTTAAAGTAAGATTTGGGAGCGAACCAAATTTAGAGATATATTCAACTGGGTCGGCTTCGTACATTAAAGACATTGGCACAGGTAGCTTATATCTCAGCGGTGGCGGTTCAGTTTACATTGAATCACCTGCGGGCGAAACAATGGCAAAATTTCAAGGAAATGGGTCTGTTGATTTATATTACGATAACAGCAAAAAATTTGAGACCACAAGCCTAGGCGCAACCATATCAGGCAAGCTGATTGTAAATGGCGACCTTGATGTCTCAGGCACAACGACAACTTTCAATTCGACCGTGGTCACCGTGGATGATCCTGTCTTTACAGTAGGCGGTGATACTGCGCCCGTTGCGTCTGACAATAAAGATCGAGGCATCGAGTTCAGATATTTTAGATCTGGCGAGTCCGCAAAGGTTGGATTTTTTGGGTATGATAATTCAGAAAATGCTTTTACTATCCTTACAGACGCAACCAATAACAGCGAGGTCTTCAGCGGCACCTTGGCAGATTTAAATTGTGGATTAATTACGGTTAAACACGGAACACCAGTACTAAAATTAAACGACACATCAAGCGGAGCAATTACCACTTTTACTCTTGATGGAACATCGACAACAATAAACAACCAAGGCACAGGCGGAAATTTAATTTTTTCAACACAAGGCACCGAGGCGGGTAGGTTTGACTCAAGTGGGAGGCTAGGGATTTCAACAGATAATCCATCACATAAATTAAATATTTCCGTTAGTGATAGCGATGATGGAATAGTATTGCAAAAAGCTGGTTCTTCTAACGATCTATTTAAGTTCTCGATGGATGGCACAAATGATAGGGCTGAGCTTTTTCAGTATAGCCAAGGTAATGTTATTTTTGCCGTCCGCCCCAGTAATTTCGGATACATAAACACAGGGCAAAATTTTGGTATTGGAACTACAAGCCCGTCAACCATTCTTGAGGTGTCAGGCTCAGGTGCAGGTGCCGCAGGTCTTGATTTATCGCAAGGTGAGTCTAGTTCAATATCAAACAGACTATTTTTTACTAATGCAACGGCTACTGAAGGAATTGCCTTATACAATCTTTCTGGTACTCTAATTTTCTCAACAGGAGCGCAACCGGCTAACACCTCTGGCGATGCAAGGATGTACCTAAACTCCACAGGATTAGGCATTGGAGGGACGCCAAGCGAATTATTAGACGTTCATGGTGCTGAGTCAAAAATAAAACTTACGTCAACTAGTCATTCACGAGACACAATTTTTCAACAAGGGGGTGGTCATTTTCACATTAAGACAAGCCACGCAAATGGGGTTGCAATTAATAACGGCTCATCATCAGCAGGACAATTAGGAATTTACAATAGCTCAACTGAAAGTATTAGATTAGCGGCTAATGGTGACAGTTATTTTAATGGAGGCAACGTTGGAATTGGTGGGACGCCAAACGAAAAGTTTTCAATCATCAACACTGGCGGAATTTGTGGAATGAATTTGAAAAGCGCCTCTGATAATTTGTGTTTCATAGATTTCGGTGACTCTGATGATGGGAACATTGGAGGAATTAATTACAATAATTCAAATGACACTTTAAACTTGAGGGCAGGTAATGCCAACAGGCTCACAGTCAACTCAAGCGGCAACGTTGCAATTGGACAAACATCCGCATATACGCCAACGGGTTCAGGTGTCACAAGATTAACAGCAACTCATTCGGCTGATTCAAATACAAATTTAGTGGTTAGCAACCAAACCAATGGCACCGCTGCAATGGCGAGATTGGTTTTAGCTACTTATGGACATGATTATATTATAGGAGCGCAAAGTTTAGCAGGTGGGTCAGCTTTAACTTTTAACAAGGGGGCAACCGAAAGAATGCGCATTGACGCAAGCGGCAACGTTGGAATTGGTTGCTCGCCAAGTGCAAACGTAGATATTTATAATGGATCTGGATGGGCGGAATTGCATTTAGACGGTTCTAGCGGTGGTGAGTTAAAACTACAAAAAGCCGGGACAACACATCTTGATTTATACGCTTCAGATTCAGGTAGCACTGGCTCTGTTATTAAAGCGCAATCTAATTTACAATTAAGTTCTAATAACAGTACAGACGCTAATAGATCTATTTATTTAAACTCAAGCGGCAACGTTGGAATAGCCACAACAACGCCAAGCGCAAACGCTGACTTAACTCTTGGCAATGGCGAACTTTGCATGGCTGAAACAACAACCCCGACAGCCGACGCCAACTTTGGAAAAATATACTGCAAGTCAGATAATAAACTTTATTTCCAAGACGGGGCAGGAACAGAACACGAGATTGCTTTTGTTTAACAATTTATGAAAGACCAACAAAACACAACACTAACAAATGAGCAGTTTAATCTTTTAGCTGCTTTAATCGATACAGGAATAAAAGCGGCAGGGCTGCAAGCGGTAAGCAATGATTTGCCAGGAGCCGTGCAAGCATTTGCTGCTTTGAAACCAGAGCCAGAGGCAGAGGAATAAAATGCCTAGAGCGACATTTTTGCAACGCCCTGGGAAGCGTGACGGATCAAGATTCTCAATGAAAGACATGATAAAAAAACTAATTGAAAAGCATCTCGTCAGTGGATGGGCAAAGCGTCAATTGCTTAAGCTTGGCATTGCCATCGCTCCCGTGTTGGCAGTTACCAACGAGCAAATTGAGGCAACGGTTGCGGTGGTTATCGCTGCCGCCTTGATGTTGATAGAGATTATTTTCTCGAAACTAAACGCCAAAAAATTGGCATCAAAATAAATGAAAATAAAATTATTATTATTAGCTTTGGCAGTGCTTGCGTTGTCAGGTTGTAAAATGAGCAACCCATTGATTGGCGTTGGACCAGTAAGCGGTCCTAAGCCTGTCAGCCTTGGGCTTGAAGGTACCTTAAACGGTCGCACAGTCGGTGCAGGCGTTTGGGTTAGTGAATAAATAAATATGTTTAGACGCTTAAAGCGGTTTTTCAGTCGTTTTAAGCGACCTAAACCAAAGCCAGAGGTCAAGCCATCACCTCGCTTGATCTATGCCTTGGACTCAAGGACCAAAAAAAATATAAAGTCTTTAAATCCAAAGGTTCAATTTGTGTTTATTAAGCTCATGCAAATAGCCAAAGCCAAAGGGTTGCAATATGGTGGACCAAAGTGTGAGGTCAAAGCTATATCAGGAAATAGGTCCTATGAAAAACAGCAAGAGCTTTACAACAAAGGGCGCACAACAGAGGGCAAAATTGTCACCTATGCAAAGCCTGGATACTCAAATCACAATTTTGGCATGGCTCTCGATATGGGCATTTTTATAAACGGCAAATACATGGACGCGATTGATTCGGGCTTTGTTTATAAAGTCTATAAATCAATTGCAATTGAGGCAGAGGTCCAAGACTTACCCATTAAGTGGGGTGGCAATTTTAAAAGGTTTGTGGACTCTCCACATTTTGAATATGATGCAGGTTTAACAATGGCACAGATGCGGGAACGATTAACGAAAGGCAAAGCAATCATCTCATGACCTGCCAAACAAACGAAGGCAAAACGGTAAGGCTTCCCAAATGGTTTGCCGTCACGATTCTGTCAGGTGCCGTTTCCTTTGCAGGCTTTGCCATTACAGTCATCAGCGATGAAGCCAAAGAGGACGCTGCTCTTAAAAAAAACAGTGAGCAAATCAATCAAAACTCACAGGGCTTGAGTCGCAACAGTGCAGACATTAGCCAAATTAAAACAGACATTGCAGTGATCCGAGTCCAACAAGAAGGGACAGACAAGTCACTTGAGCGCATTGAAAAAGCTCAAGAGGCTATATTAAAAAAGTTAACTGAAAACTAGCCTGATTTTTTGACAGGCTTTTCAAAGTAAGTTTTGGACTCAATAAATTCTTGCAAGGCTTTCCTGCAATATTCTGAGCGACTCATTCCCGACTTGTCTGCCAGTTTTTCTAGCGCGTCTTTTTCTTGATCAGTTAGTGTCACACTAACGTTTTTTTTGCCAAGACCTATGCTTTTGGTAGCCATTTTTTTTCTGTAGTGTGTGGGTTGTAAAATATCTTACTTTGTATCTTATTAAGAATCAATAACTTTTAATAATCAAGGTATAAGTTTATTTTGTTTATAAAATATATGCCTATAATTTATTTGATTTTAACTATTCTTATTATTACTTAATAAGTCTTAATTAGTATGAAAGATAAAACCATTCAAATTCAACTCTCTGAGGATTTGCATCGTAAACTAAAAGCACAGGCAGTGCTTGAGGCTGAGAATCTTCCAAAATTTGCCGCTAGAATTATTAGTGAGGCTTTGCAAAATAAACAGGTATTTCAAAAATGAATTTTAAACCCATGCCTTTGATTGGAATGAGGTCCAATTCAAAACAATCAAAGCAACCGCTTGGCGGTGGGTTGCCCCAAACACTTGGACCGTGGTGCCAACTCACGCGGTCCATGCTTTTTTTTATCTAGGACTTAATAAGACTCAACAAGTATGATTAAGGACAATTTACTGACCATAAAGGAGACCGCTGAAAGGTTGGCTCTGAGCCCCTACACGGTCAAGGAAATGATCCGCAAGCGTGAGATTGAGCACGTCAAAATCAACTCAAGGGTCAGCCGTGTCAGGGCGTCAGTCTTAGAGGATTTCATTAACAAAAGAACAATAAAAACCTATGAGAAAAAAACTAAATCAAATCAAAAAGTATCGAGTCAGTGCCTCCCGTCACTTGCGCAGTTCAGAGCGTTATAAAAAGCTGAGTCTTTTGGGACTGATTGCAAGCATTGGATTTGCTTGCTTTGGGCTTTGGCATTACGTGCTTTGGATTTCAACGAGTTCAGTGCTTTTGGGCGTGCTTGGCTTAATCAGTATTGAGCTTTTTTATTTAAATTATGAGCTTTGGAAAACCAACACCAAAAAGCTTGTCAAACAGGTTCATGATGGGGGTCATGTTAAAAAGAGCGGGGGGGGAATGGAATCAGGAGAGAATCCTGAGCGGGGTGACATAGGCACCCTTGAGCGAACACCCTCTCCGCTCGCAGGACTATAAAATGCAAGGCTTGGAGCATAGAGGTTGCCGATCTGAGCACATGAAAGGCAACCGATACCGCCACTTTATGGTCTTTGCAGAATCAGGCTCTCCACTACCAACCAAAATTTATGAAATACACCTTGATGACACTGATGACCCTACGCAACGGGCGTGCATTGGCTTCGGACGTGAAGACTTTTGTGGCAGGTCAGCAAGGAAATTATTGAACCGCATAACGCCCGCCATGCTTGATGAGGTCAAGAATGGCACCCTCAGACTTAAAGCCTCAGAACTACTCAAAAAATGATAACGATTAACAAATGGGATGAGACATTTGAACACGCTGAAAGCCGAAAGCGTAAAGCCCTTAATTGGTTTGCCTGCCCTGTAGGATTACAGTCCACGGGATACATTGCCCTAAGCTCGATGTCAGGAGGCTTGGAGGCGTTTGGAGTATTCCAAGCCCTTTGCCAACTGCACGCTACAAATGAGGCAAAGGACGTTCGTCTTTTGGGAACCATTTCAAGGTCTGACGGTAAGCCCATGAGCATCGAAATCGTGGCGAACATTCTCAGAATTGATAAAAGCACGCTTCAAAACGCTCTCAACATTTTGAGCTCTGATGATGTGAATTGGATCAGCTTTAAAATGGGCAAAAAGTCCGAGAAAATCCAAAATCTGCCACCATCTCCTGACGATCTCCCGCCATTTCCTGACGATTTCCCACCGTCTCCTGATGATTTCCCAGGAGGCACCCACTACATACATACAGACAAGACAGACAAACAAACAAACAAACAAAAGGAACCCGTCACCAATACAACCGAGGAGGTTGGTTTTTTTTTGAGGGGGTTGGTTGAAAAGGTTTGTAAGGAATACAATGCCCACCCTGACCGATTGAGTGAGGAGGCAAAGCGGTCCCTTTGGATGGCACACCAAAAAGCACCATTCACGGACCATGACATCAATTTGGTTTGCAAATACGTCAGCAAACACAAAGCGGGCAAGCTTGGCAAACAGCCACACATTCCACAAAGCGCATCAAGAGCCATTGAAAACTTTTCTGAACTGCTTGAAAGGGCGCAGTCAATCGATTGGAAGCTCAAGCCAAAAAAAGAAAAGGCAAGGCTTGCACCTGTCCTGCCTGAGCCAGAGGACCTGACGCCTGACCAATTAGCGGCAATCAAAGCCGAAACTGAAAAACTAAAACAAAAAATAAAATCGAACCTATGACACAAGATACATTCAATTGGTACCCCTACCCTAGAGAGGCAGGGACAAAAACCGAGGAGGGTCCAAGCCGTGAAGCGGCTCAGGACTTAAACAAAAGAAACAGACCGCAAAGGTTAAGGAGCAAGGTCATTACAACCCTTGAGTTATTTGGGTCAATGACGGCTGACGAATGCGCTGACAAAATGAGAGAAAGCATTCTCTCAATCCGTCCGCGGTTTTCCGAGCTTTCTAGGCTTGGCAAAATCTACAAGACGGGCGAGCTCAGACCAAGTTCAACAGGTAAAAATCAAAACGTTTGGAGGGTGGCATGATTGACGCATTTGAAATATTTAAACAAGCAAACGACAAGGCTCAGTTCATAGATAACTCAGAGGAAAGGGTTGAATCTCGATATCATAACTTTTTGAAAAACGATATCTATTTCACAGAGTACATCAAAGAGGGGCAGCCAGACAAAGCCAAACTCATGGCAGAGGTCTATTGCAACGAGCTTAAGAGACTCACACAAAGCACACCGCTTGATTTAATTTTTAACACACTAAACAAAGAAAAACTAAAATGAGAAAAAGCCACGACGCTGTTGTCTCCCTTGGTGAATACACCGACGGGGAAGGACAAACAAAAAAACGCTACAAAAACATTGGCACCGTTTTCACTAGAGATGACGGAAGCCAAGCGATGAAACTGGACACGGTGCCCCTTGGTCCTGACTGGAATGGGTGGATCAATTTTTATGAGCCACAAAATCAAAGAAACGACCGCCCTCAACAACAACAAACCCCAAAACCACAAGCTCAAAATAATACCTATGCAAACGATGACATCCCATTCTAAAAACGAACAAGAGGAAGGCTTTTTATATGCTGACAACCTAATCAAAAAAGGCGTTTGGTCAGAGTTTGACGTCACCATTGCTGAGGTTATCGAGGCGGGTGGTGTCAGATTTGCCAACGGTCAAACGACTAACAAGCCCACGCTTGTTTTTAAAGGGACCTCAAGAAAGTGGGTTCTGCCAAAAACTCAACAGGACCTTTTAAAGCAAATGCTTGGCAATACCTTTGAGGAGTGGATTGGCAAAAAGATAACCCTGCGCCCTGCGGTCTGCAAAACGCCACAAGGCGAAGCCCCTTGCGTCAGAGTCAAGCCAACCATTCCAAACCGTCACATCAGGATCGGAGTGCGCAAGCAATTCGGTGAGCCGTTAACTGGTCAGGAGGTGGTCAAATGATCTTTGAAGATATGCCATTTGCTGAATACCAAGCTCGCCCTGAGGTCAATAATTCAAGCCTGCACGACTTGGATGAGGACCGCAGAGATGCGGGTTGTCCTGCAAAGTATTATCACAATCATGTTCTTAAGCTAAAAGACCACAGCCATGCTGAAACCCCTGCCCTGTCATTTGGGCGGGCATTGCATAGCTTTTGTTTAACGCCAAAGGTCTTTTTGGATGAGTACGTCATTGAGAATGATGAGCTTTATCAGCGCATACTTGCAGAAGCCAATGAGGAGCAGATTGCCAATAAGAGAAAGCCGTCTCCTAAATTCTCAAAGTCTTTGGGAGCTTGGAAGACTTACACCAAACAAGTCAAAGAAAGTGGCAAAGAGTTGCTTGATCAAAAGACTTATAAACAAATCATTGAGATGACTGAGCGCATCAAGGACCCTGACAAGGCACTTGATCAGCGCACGCCTAAAGTGTTTGAGAAAGATTTGCAATTCGAGCTTTCATGTTTTGCCTCCCTTGATGATGGGCGTGGCAACCTTGTTGATTGTAAAGCTCGGCTTGATGCCTTTGATGAAGGCAATCCAGAGCCCAATGCTGTTGCCACAATATACGATCTGAAATCATTGGCTGAATGGAACCCAGGCAAATCAATCGCCTCATGGGGTTGGTGGGTTCAAGCGGCTTTTTATGCTGACATTGCCAAGGCTTGCGGGCTTTGTTCAAACACGCCCCGCTTTGCTTGGATCTTTACAAAGAAGACGGCACCTTATGAGTCACAGCTACATTTTGCTGAACCTGCACTTATCAAGGCGGGTCGGCTTTGTTATCAGGGACATCTTCAAACCATTGTCGACTGTCGTAAATCAGGAGAGTGGGGTGGTCATGGTCCTGTCACTTATCCACATTCATTAAATCAAATTCTTGAGCTAGTCTAAAATGATCAGTGAGGGAATAGAGTCAAGGGAGAGCCTTGGACGGGGTCATGGTAGTAAGCCCATTGCTGAACACCCTCACACCTTTTTTTATCTAGGTCTTAATAAGTTTTAATAAGTATGAGTATATTTAGCCCGCCAGAATCAACAAAATATAACGTCTTAAGCTTAGGGGCAGGAGTGCAGTCTTCATGCCTAGCATTAATGGCTGAGCATGGTGAAATTAAACCTAAACCTGATTTTGCTGTTTTTGCAGATACACAATCAGAGCCTAAGGCAGTTTATGAGTGGCTTGAGTATTTAAAAACAAAACTTTCATACCCTGTTTATACCGTCACAGGTGGTGATTTAGGAAAAGCGTGCCTTGAATCTAGTTTTGTAAAAAAGGAAAACTCAAAAAAACCAGTTGGAACAGAATACATTTTGAACTTAATCCCTGCTTTTGCTCATTACGAAGATACGGGAAAAACAAAACTAGCCATAGGTAGACTTTGCACTAGGCATTATAAAATTGACCCTGTTCATAAATTTATAAAACAAACTTGTCAGGTTAAAAGGGGACAAAAAAACGCAACAGTCACCCAATGGATTGGAATCAGTTGGGACGAGGTGCAAAGAATGAAAGATTCAAGAGTTGCTTGGTGCATTCACAGGCATCCATTGATTGAAATAAAAATGAGGAGAGGAGACTGCTTACAATGGATGAAAAAAAATGGATATGAAGAGCCTCCAAGATCAGCGTGCACATTTTGCCCATTTAGGCACAACGATGAATGGAGAGATTTGCGTGATAACTCACCTGAGGAGTTTGCTGAAGCAATCAAATTCGATGAAGATTTAAGAAATCATTATAAAAGAGTTGATAACAAATATAAAGAGGGATGGTCAGAAAGGACGGTTTACATACATTCATCTTGTAAGCCCCTTGGTGAAATAGATTTCGACAATGACCAAGACAAAGGGCAAGGCGTTTTTGATTTTCAATCTGAATGTGAGGGGATGTGTGGGGTGTGATTTTTTTATCTAGTTCTTAATAAGTTTTAATAATTATGGACAAGGATTTTCATATAGTAAAAACACACCCTGATTTGATTACTTACATTGATCACTTGCAGAAAAAAAACGCTGAACAATTAAGTTTTTACCCTAAGCAAGTCTTTGAAAGAGAGGCTGACAAAGGTCGCTTGTTTTTAGGTATGTTAAACGGTCAGCCAGGGGTACCCCTATCCGATAAGATAGACAAAGGATATACCAGTAAGGACATACAAAAAAGGTGTCATTTTCCGCTTCCAAAATTCGGAAATTTGGGCAACAGTTGGGCACCAAACTCAAAAACAATTCGTTTTTGCCTACCCCTTTAAAAAAGAGTAATTCCTTTGTAATCAGTAGGTCGACGGTTCGAGTCCGTCAGCCGGCTCTCTGTATTTACAGCATATACAGAGTCAAAGCGTTGTTCTTACGTTTTCCGTGTAATTGCATTTTGGGGCAAAATCGGGCATTTGATCGGTCATTTTGGGCACTTTTGGGCACCAAATCGCTTGAACTTAATAAGACTTATTATAAACTTATTAAGTCTTATTAAACTATATAAGACATTTAACTTAAAAATAACTTATGAAAATGATTCAAAAACAAGTCGCAAAAAATTGCGTTACAAATATTAATAAACTCATAAAAATTCAAAAAAACCTAACTGATTTATTTAGTTATCAAGTCAAAGATCCAAAAGACGAAAACGCTGTTTTTATCCGTCAGCAAATTGACATACAAATTCGGTACCTGATGGCACATTTTAAATATGAGCTTCGTCAAACTGGTTGGGAGTTGAGACCATGCCACGGTTTGACTGGTTACTTTGAAATTTGCAAAGGCTTCCCCAAACCAAGTGAGGAGGAACTGGCGGCACATAAATCAGATGAACCTGATCAACTACCAAGCAAATAATCATGAAGCTCATTAATTACCCAAAAACAAAAACCGCTAAGGGTTGGAAGGTTGAAATCCCTGCCACACTCGCAGGCGGAAAACGCAGGCGGGAGTTTTTTAAAACACGGGAGGAGGCAAACAAGCGAGTCAGTGACCTTAATAATGAAATACAAAACTTTGGATCAGGCGCGTCACAAATTGCACCACAGCATTATCATGATGCTGTCAATGCCATTGCATTGCTTGAAGGCACTGACATGACCCTGACGCAAGTGGTTGAGTCTTGGCTAAAACATCTGAGCAAAATCAAAGAGTCTATCACATTGGTTGAGTTGGCTCAGCGTTATGTTGACAATCCAAACCGACGCAAGCCAATCAGTCATCGAGCTTATAATGATTATCTAAACAAAGCCAAAAAGGTTGGCTCACATTTCCCTGAGAAATTCACCCACGATATCACGGCTGATGATATCCAAAAAGTTATCAACGAGCTTCCTGAGGGATCAGTGACGTCATACAAGCGCATTCTCAATGCCATGTTTAAATGGGGTTCACTTAGCCCTCAAGGCTTTCATGATGGCAATGTGATTGCTGAGGTTGAGGCATATCGGACCATCAAAGACAAGCCTGAGGTTTTAACCAATGAAGACATTGAGAGCCTTTTAAATTCTGCAAAGGATGAGCTCAAGGGCAGGTATTTGCCTTATTACATCCTTTCAATATTTGGAGGTCTTAGGCGGTCAGAGGTCAGCCGAATCACTTGGGATGATATTGACCTCAAAAGGAAACACATCTATATCAGCCCAAAGGTAAGCAAAACAAACGCGAGCCGTTACGTTGAGCTTATGCCTAATGTGATCAAGTGGCTTGAGTTATGTGATCAGCGTGAGCCAATCCTGACGGTACCAACCAAAAGGCAAAAGATCATCAGAGACAAAGCCAAGCTGACCAACTGGCAAAGGAACATCATGCGGCACACCGCTTGCTCATTTTTTTATGCTTATCACCAAGACGAGGGGCGTTTGACCAATTGGGCAGGTCATGGTCTTGCGGTATTCCTAAGCCATTACAAAAACGCTGTCATCAAAGAGGATGCAATTAAATTTTGGTCCATTACACCAGGTGGGCAACCAACTCAGTTATTGCAGAGCGTTATTTAAAATAATAGCAATACCGATTACACCACTTAACTCGGTCAATCATTCCTAACCGAAACAACTTAGAAAGCCTATCCTGAGCACAATAGCGGGATAGGTTTTTTAGTTTAGCATATTGTTGCACGGTGACAGTGTTCTCAGGTTGTTTGTCATTTTCTGACGCATCAACCAAAGCCTCATCAATTTTATTTAATAGATCATTCAGATCTGCATCGGGTCCAACCATGTTTTTGTTTTTTCATCTCGTTTAACTTGCCACACTTGCCAAGCTCCTGACTTGGTATTTATCACGCCACAAAGAAAACCAACAGCGTGCTTAAGCCTGCGCCTATGGGTTCGATTATATTCCTGCTTAAGGATACAACCCGCGCCTGTTGTAAATGATTCAGTACGGTCAAGATCATCCATTGCATGGTAATCAAACGAATGCACATGACCTGTGATGGTTGACCCCCAATGTTGGCAGTTGATTTTTGCCACATACATCGATGAAACATATCCATGACCAATGCGCTTACTTGGTGCCACCTCTTGCCAACCATGTTCAACGTCATACTCAACGGCTTTTATTTTGAGTTTGTTGACGTGCTTATCAATTTGTTGCTTGAGCATTCGGGCATAATCAACATCAAGACCCTCTTTGTTTGATTGAGCTAATACATTAAGACGATGGTCATGGTTGCCCCATGTCAATCGATGGGGACGGAATCGCCTGAGGTAGCTCAGCCCTGCATTGACATCATCCTTTAAGCCTTGGGCTTTCTCCTCATTACTGCAATTTTTACGTAAGGGGGTAAGATTAAAAACATCACCCAAATGCCACCGATGTTTTGGCTTATGATCCTCAATCCACTTAAGTGAATACTTTTCAAAGTCTGGATCAATGTGATCACCGTGTGTGTCACCAACTGCGATGAAGGTTTGCCAACTCATTTGATATTACATTGTTTTAATAGCCAACGTGAAAACTTTGGATTATCACGCATGACAGCAATCAGAGCCGTGGCTAGTGCTGACACGGCACGCTCTTCCTCTTCTCTGCCATCGAGGTTCATCGTGGTCCAACAGGCGTGGAGCAATTCATGGAGGACAGTGTCAGCCAATGCAGTGGGTTCATTATGCTTGGCAATTTTGATTTTTGGATCTTGTGGGGTTTGGTGGCAAGTCCCTGCCACACTGTAAGTGTCACACTCATGCTGAGGCAATAGCTCGATCTTATAGTCGGTTGATACAACCTTGAGGCGTTTAAATGGCAAAGCCATAAGCAATAATATCATAACCCTTATAGTTTTGATATGGGTCAAGCTTTTGATTGCGTTTTATTAATAATGATTGATACTTATTAAGGCAACATAAGGACCGTGTTGCTAAGTGTTTGGGGCTCATGATTTATGAGTCAGCTAGAAACAAACATCACGCGAACCATCATTCTCAATGATGCGGAGAGGCGTCTTGTGAATTATATCTCAAGGCAAAAAGAAAAGTTTTATGAGGAGAAGGATATTCAGCCTTTTCTCCACACACATCGAACGGCAAACCGTTATCAGCATTACAATGAGGCATTTGGTGCAGAGTTTGCCTTTTGTATTTTGCACAATGTATATCCTCCAACTGATATCGTTGAGTTTGATCATTGGGATGTTGTTGTGCCTGGGGTGGGCAACGTCGATATCAAATCAACTGAGCTCATGGATGGGCGGTTGATCATTAACAAAAAGAAACGCAACACCAGAGCCAACGCCTTTGCCCTCATGGTGGGCACGTTCCCTCGATATGTTTTTGCGGGTTGGATGTGGGTCAAAGACGCCATCAAGCGGCACCACATCAAAGACC